AGGTAATACTTCTTAGTGAGAGAAGGGGCGTTTTCACCCGTCAATCATATTCCGTCCTCCAATTAGTACCCGTCTGCACGGCTGCTCTTTTGTTAGGTGTTCAACCTTTTTTACATTTTACATCCTTTTACATCCTTAGCGATACTAAATACAAAATGATTCCTACGCAAAGCATAAACAAATACCTATGTTTGAATATCGCGCCATCGCAGCAAGCTATTCTCATTCGCTGGTACATCACGGCGAAACTCTAGACCATAGGCAGAGTAATTGACTTTATGGTGCTTACGAAAAGTATTTTTAGCACCTTGATAGCCTCGTGAGACTGCAAGCCGATAAGACATATCAAGGGTTAGCCATTGATTCTCAAACTCGGTCGCATCGATGCGTGAGTAGTAGGTTAGTCCTTTTTGTGGATAGTGCATCTTCTTGAGTAATCCTGCTAATGATCGCTTTCTCAGTAATTTTGATAATTCTGATAGCTCAATAGGCTTACTTAGAATCGCGTTGAGCTTATTAGTAATCGAGCTTATATCCTGCCATTTGTCGGTAAGCACTTGATTAATCTCATCCATTGAGATAAAGCGTATAGTGCGCTTAGGGACTGCTCTAATTTTTTCCTTTCTCTTTCTGGCTATAGTGCGGTATGGATTACTCCATTCAATCAAAAGATCACGCACGTTACTTCCCATTTTGAACCAGCTTTTACTTGTTCTCATCCATACTCTTAATCTCGACCAGTCGCCGTCTTTGGTTTTGGCGCAAAGGATTGGTTTAATCTTTTCTCCTTTGGGGCGAAGTCGTAGAGGCGGCTTCTCTCTAGGGCATAGAGGGGCGGCATAGGCTAACCATTGCCAGAATGTTGTAAGCGATCGCAGTCCGCTTAGGCAGGATTTCAAACGCACAAATACAAACATATAGGTTGGGGACTTGCGATTAGTAATCCTTTTGCGATTCCTAATCCGCTTTGATCTAGGTTTATTCTCCCTAATTGGCTTTGCAGGTCTACTTTGTGGCGGTCTAGTTGGATGTGGTGATTTTGTTGGTTTTGGTGGTGGTGTCTCAATGTCACTGATCTGCACAATTTGGCGCTCTAATAGGTACTTCCACAATGCTGACCATTGCTTTTTACTTGCATTGTACTGAGCATAAGCAAGCGCACTGTAAGCAATTTTCTCGTTTGAAGATAATTCTTCATCTCGTTTTTCACGTTCAGCGATCGCCGCTAATGTTGGCGCTATTTGTCGCCATAGTTCAAGGCTTGCTTCGGATGATGGGATTGCGGGGATGGAGATAGGGAGGGTTGGTTTCATGTCAAAGACTTAAGAGAATTTAATAATGTGGTTAATGCTTTTTCTGGCAAACTGTCCCAATTCCCATAAGGCAGATTGTCACGGGCTTCATGTTTCTGAACAAAACTAGATAAACGCTGATTAAAGTCTTTCCCTTTCAATAGTTGATTTATCTCTTTTATTAACGGCTCTCTAGTAGACTTGTATTGATTGGATTCGGCTATACGTTTCTCATCGCCATTGTCTATAAATTCAAAGCACCATCCGCACGTGATCCAGTCAGGTGCTTTCATCCAAGCGGTATGATATTGGCAGTGAATACAGAACAAATCTATGCGTTCTGATTCTGGAATGTATTGAATGGGATTAGTTTTCTCAAGTCCCATCTCAGTCTCAAAAACTTCCTGAGCAATTAATTCATCGCGCCAATTTCTAGACATGACTTGCCCTCAAATTCGCAATAGTTGAGTGTGCGCCATCCCATAAAAGCTTTACTGTAATCAAAGCAGATGCCCCCATGTTTCACCGCAAACGATATGACGGATATTTGAATAACTGGTTTTAAAGTTTTTGGCTAACGTTTTAGAGCTAACCCCTTTAGCGCACAGATTCCTTATCTCAATCACTTGAGATTCGGTTAGTTTGCAGCCTCCACAATTCATTCCGCGATTATCTATTAACCCCGTTTTAAAAGCGTGTTGATTATTTTCAGACTGAGTACACCATTCAAGATTTTCTGCCCTGTTATCGGTTTTAATACCATTTTTATGATTGACGTGAGCGCCGTCGAAATTCCCCTGACAAAAAACTTCGGCGACAATCCTATGAACATAAAGGACTTTACCCCTCAGATTGGCTATAAAGTATTTGCCTTTGATCGAGCTGAACTTTAAAACCTGACCTTTATGATGTTGAGTAACACCTTTCTTATCAACAAAAGAGCGATCACAGCTACGGACTCTACCTAAACTTGAGACTTGGTAAAATCCTTCATAACCATTAATATCTTGCCAAACTTCATTTACAATATTCATTAGTTTACCTGTGACTTAGGTTGACTCAAGCGATCGGTTACTTCAATAACGCGATCGCATCTCTATTTTACTAGTATTTAGCCCTTAAATTAGAAATACTAGAATGTTCACCATCCCAAACTAATTTTACAGTGCCTGAGCGTCCATAGCGATTCTTTAAAACAATCAATTCTATAATTCCTGTGTCTACAGTATTTTTGTCGTAATATTCCTCCCTATAGCAGCCAATCATTAAATCGCTAGCTTCCTCAATACCACCCGATTCTTTAGCGCTGTAAATAGTTGGACGCTTATCACCTGAGTTCTTAGTATCGCGCCCAATTTGACATAGGACAACGATACGAGTGTCTAGCTCTTTTTTGAGTTGGTTTAACTCTTCTAGAACATAGTCCACACGCTCTCTAGTTAGCATTTTCTGAGTTGTTCTGACTAGGGTTAAGTAGTCAATCCCAATCATTCCGATAGAGCCATGCTCAGCATAGAACTGTCGCGAAATTGAGGCTATATCTTCGATGGATCGAGCGCGATCGTTTACCTTGATTGGCAACCCTTCATAGTTTTGCTGCGCTTGCATTAATTCGCCCCATTTGTTTTCTGGGATTTTACCCGTCTGTAACTCCCCTGTAGAGATTTGAGCGTGTTTTGAGAATAGTTTCTGAGCTTGGGAACTGCTAGACATCTCTAGAGAAAAGAATAATGATGGCTGATGCATCACAAATGATGTGTAGTTCAGTAGCTCTAGCAATACGGTAGTTTTACCCATGCCAGTACTGCCAAGAATAGAAATTAACCTTTGCTTGGAGAAACCACCGTCAAGCATCCAATCTAAATCCCTAAATCCTGTAGGTAAAATCGATTCATGAATATTGCCAGTCTCTCTAGCCTCAGCAATGTGGGTAAGGTTTATAAATTCCTCTCCCATAACATCAAACATTAGGCGGGTATGATCGCTACTATTCTGTAAAGTGCGAAACTCTACAAGCCTTTGCTCAAACCATGAGAGCGAATCATCAAAGCTTTGCTCTTGGAAAATACCTTGAGCTTCTCGGCAAAAGTCGCGATACTTACGAGATTTATACTTTTCACGAATCAACTCAGCATACTCGACACAATTTGGGGACGGCATTGTTGATTTATATACGCCATAGATAGCAGTGCGATCGCTTAATGATGGCTCTAAGCCTTTCATTTGCTGCTTTGTCGCCATGTGCTGATACACGGTTTCAGGATTGATGCTCCCCTGTTTTTGGTTTAGCTCTACGCAAGCCGTAAAAATTTGACCGTAGAGGGTCGTGTAAAACATCTCACCAGCAAGTATAGGGGTAAGCGCCTTTATCGCGCCCTGAGAGCTTAAAATCGTGGCAATGACGATATTTTCTGCCACGACTGAGCATAGACTTTCACCCGTTGATAGATCTTTCATGATGCTTTCCTTGCTAATTTGGCGGCGTATTCTCTTGCACTGCTTGGCATTGGCGCGATGATTTCGGGTTCTTGCACTGAGATCGGTGCGGGTTGCTGTTGCGATCGCTGGGCTTGGGATTGTTCGATAGCGATCGCTTCATCAGTACGAATCATGAATGATGCGATGTCATCAGCTTTGATGTAATTACTTAGCGAGTTCATAGCGGCTGCATGGTCGCAGGTAAGATTACGTTTTTTAAGAAATGCTTTTTGGGCTTCGATTAACGAGTTTTTAAAGCCAAGCTTGCAATCTTTGGTTTTAGCCCAGTCAGTAAGTAATTCTCCCCATTCAGGGCGATCGCTTATTTTGCGTTGCCAGATCCAAGATTTAGATCCTGACCTCATCCGATCTTCAAAACTTTGAATCGAATTTTTGGAGGGGGGTAGGGGGGTGGTCTTTAAATCTTCGGATTCAGATTTGTTTTCGAGAGCGAGAGAGTCTATTTTTTTTTCAGGTAAGGAAATTCCTGAGTCTTGTGGATCGACTTGCAAGTTTTCAAAATTATTTTCTTGCGCGAAAAAGATCTCTTTTTCTTGATCTAATTTTTTCTGATCTAATCTACTCTCTCTCTCTTCTGTCGCGTGACATCGCGTGACATCGCGTGACATCGGCGTGACAGCTTGCTCTTTTAAAAGCTTCTCTTTCTCTCGCTGTAAGCGTTTGCGCTCTTTTGTAGCTTCAGGATAATCACTTGGCTTGTCATACTGCCTTTTGTCCCAATTTCGGATCAAAATCTGGTCTTTAGTGAAGTCGATAAAACCTTTAGTTTTAAATTTTGCTTTAAGCGTTTGCCAGTCCTCTGACTGCATCTCTAGCTCAAACGCAATATCTTCATCATCAAGCCCTGCAATAGTTCCACGGGTTTCCGACTCATTAGCAAGGCATAGCAAAATAATAAATGCATAGCGTTCAGCGATCGGGAGTCGTTTGATTTTAGGATCATTCCTGAAATCTGAATGAAGTTTAAACCAAGTAAACTTACTCATTTACTTCACTCCTGCTTCAGCGATAACTCTTTCAAGAGCCTCGATGCAAATGTCTACCATTTTGCGATCAAGAGTTGCACAAGCGATTTTTGCTTCACGGTGTAGCTTGCGAGGTATACGCGCCTTGAATTGCGCCCATTCAATTTCTTGGTTTTCCATAAATCACCTTAGATTGTTTATTAGATATAGTATTTTTATACTAAATTAGATCACTTTGTTTCTAATCATTTCCCTGCTTTGCATAAACAAAACTCTATGCAAAGCAGGGAAACTTTATTTTTTCTTACCCTTAGTAAGGATATCTTCGCAAAGCTCTTGAGCGATGTCCGCAGGTGAGCCGATGCCACGCAAAGTCTTGCGCTTGCCCTCTAGGATTAGCTCAATGCGCTCTTGTTTTTGCTCCATGTGTGCAGACACAAAAAAGCCGTTGCATGGGGAACAACGGCTGGTGAAAATGTGAAGTGATTTTATTTTAGCTTCTTAGCAATGCAAGCCTTAGCAAAGTCTTCTAGTTGCTCAGCGATCGGCGCTAAGCTCCTGACTTTGACCTCTACAGGGTAATGCGTTAGCCGTTGCGAATCTCTAGCCTCACAATGACCATGATAGGCAGTAAGCATTAAGAATCGCGACTTGCAGTATTCGACAAAGCGATAAGCACTAGCCATATCATTAAACCCAAAGTAATAGCTAAGTATTTGGCGCTTAGTCGTTACCTCACCTGATTTGTGGCAAGTAGTAGCGACATACTCAGAAATGAAGCCTACAGAGTCAACTTGATCACTGATGTAGAAATCGAACTGCTTATCATGGGTGCGCGTTTTGAGCGCTTGCGTTTCGTTTTCTGTGCTGATGATTGTGTTACTTATTAGCATAATGGTCACTCAATCCTAGTATTAGCGGCAACGATCGCCGCTATCTCGCGATTGATTTTGCTGCGTAGCTGGAGTAGTTGCGCCCGCAAAGCTTTCTCGTCCAGTCCCTTATTTTGGGCTGCGTACTTCATCTCGTCTGTTAGGGCATATAGACGGGTGAAATCGTTTTGCTGAGTCATTTTGCTAAGCCCTCGTAGTAGAAGCAGGTGTAGCTACTTCCTCGCTTTACAATAATATTACCGCCCTTGGCGCGGCAAGCTTTAACAGCTTCGCGATTGTTTGTAGCTGACACAAAGCCAAGATTAGAAACGCGATCGCCAACAGTGCGATTAACTTGAGCGATCGCAGGTGTGGTGATAGATAGCAATGCGAGAGTGATGATGATATTTTTCATGATTTAATATTAGTGAATGCAGTTTTTTGTCGGGATTCAGCGATCGCTTGTAAGGAGCGATCGCTGTTTTTTATTAGGCGTGAGCGCCAATCCTAATTTGGTAGTTTGGATAGTCTGGGTGAACGTGTTCGCTCACATCACAGCACCCGAAACCACTACCAGACTCTAGCCAAGAGATATACTCATTAGCCCATACAAATGGAACTAAAGCGATCCAATCTTCGTCACCGCCGTGATGGCTTAAAGCTTTTAATTCATTTGGGGCGGATTCCCATTTAAAAACTTTAATGTGAATAGATTTTTTACTTTTCCGTCCCGCGCCTTTACGAGCGCCGCCCCTGCCGATGTTGCGTGATTTAGTCATCTATAGGGTTCCAGTTCCACGAATTTACCAAAGTTCTCGATCCGGGCCAATCCCCTTGGATTGCTAAGCCAAGAGATTCAAGAGCTAAATCTTTAAGCTCTTGTTCACGACCATCGCCAACAACAGCTATGGCTTTATTCCCTGCGTAGTGATTCCAGAGACTCCACACATAGCCAGTAGTTTCATACTCTAGACTATCAAATTCCCAGTACTCCTCTCCATCCTCATCGATGAGGACAGAATAAGCTTCTTTCTTGAAGCTAATCCCGCCTCCGCCACACATACCGATTTGGGATGTAAAGTGAAATTCATTTAGGTTCTCCATCGCCGTGTCCTCTTTTTTGTGTATGAATACATAATAAACAATCCCTTTGATAAAATCAATACATCAAAGGGATTGTAATATTTGTTTACAATTGCTTTATTTCGCTGATTTTGACTTTTTGAGCATGGCTACATGAAAGGATTCTGTAGCTAGATTGTGTTCAAAGATCACGGTGGCTACATTGCGCTCAATCTCTATGATTTTGCCAGTTCCGTACTTCCTGCTATACAAGCCACGGCTGACAACAAGATCGCCAATTTTAAACATTATTAATCTCTCCTAGTTCAAATTCATAAGCTTCTAATTCTTGCAAGGTTTCGCCTTGGATCTTGCCCTGCTTAGCCAGAAAATCAAAGCGAATCTCATTATTAGATGCAATGGCTGGAAGCCTGTAGGCTTTCTGATTCATATACGCATGGCGATGTGTCACTGTTGCGTCGCTATAGCCCATCTTACGCAATGCTAGGGCGATCGGTGATGAGCTAGGCGTAGGCTTAGCGGCTCGGATGTGTTCAATCGTGACTTTGATTCGGATCATACGCAATTCTTCAACCTCTTAATTACATACGCTTTATACTCTTGCTCCTTCAATTCCTTCTTCCGCTTAGCCTTAGCCACAGGATGAGCTAGCTCTGATTTAAGGAAATCAGCTAGCTCGGCAGGGTTGCCTTGCTCATCAACGATCGCATAATCGTAAGCGGGATTGGCGTTTTGTTCGCGATCCATCATGATGCGTAGTACATCTAGTTTGGAGGTATAGCGGGTTAAGTCTTCAGTCTTGCGGATGGTGCGGATCAGCTTGAATTGCTTTTGTTCCATGTTTTGATCCTTTTGCATAACTAACTACGAAGAACAGCAATCTTTATTGCAAGATAAGCTAGAAAATCAGTTTGGGAACTTGGTTCCCAATGACGAAAGACCATCCAATCTTCTGATGGAATTAGATCGATGTAATCGCCTTCGCCGTCTCCAAATTGATAAAGAGATTGGAAGTCCAAGATAATAGCCTCAAGTTCTTCTACAGTGCGATCCTTGTAGTTTTGGCAGAAACTTGCAAGATTGTTGCATTCGTACTGCTTAATGATTTGTTGAAATTCTTTCATGATATTAAGGGCGGAGCTATGCCGCCCTGTGTGTGTGTGGATTAGTAGCTAGAATGCGATGTCATCCCAGTCGGAAGGCTGATCGGAATCATTAGATTCTGTGGAGATGATTTGCTCAGGCTCTACGGAATCAGGATTTAACAACGCCTTTGTAGTGTCGAAAATCACAAAAGGATCGCTGAGTAGCGCCTTGACAATATCGCTGCTAGCGACTGCTGAAAGCTTTTTTTGTATGTCTGGTGGTAATACCACAGGCAATCCGTCGATCTGATACATCACGCCAATGCTAGACGTTTCGCCATTGCTAAACTTTTCAGGTTTAGCGGAAAATGGAACAGAAGCAAGATGCAGCCAAAGTTGATTAGGTGCAAGGTTGAATTTTTTGACGAGCCATCCATTCAGCTTTTTGAGGCTGCGATACTCTGCGGGTTGTTTGTACCCCTCAATCAGTTTGGTTTTGCTGCTGTTGAGAAGCAATGTAAAAACTTGAATGTTGCCATCATTATCTAAGATTGGTTTCTCGTTAGCAATCGCCGCTAAAAACAATTTAGTAACAGATTCAAAGCCATTCTCTTTGAGCTTAAAACCAGATTGGAACGGGCGAACATCGCGCTTGTCAGCTTTGTTACGCATGAACGTCTTAGGGAATCCAAGAAAAACCCATTGCAATCCACTGGGGATAATGTAGGAAGTCTGTACTTCACTGTCATTGGTAAAATGCGTCTCTTTCGGTTGAGACTTCCAAAAATCTTTGATGTTGTCAGCAAGTAAATCTACGGATGATTCGCCAAGGCAAAAATGGATAGTGCTGTCCAACGATGGTTGATAGGTTGTAGGCTGCAATGATGGAAAGCGCTGTTTAGGTTCATCAAAAGAAGTCCCGAGAGTATTGTCAATTGTGTATGTCATTATTTTTCAGTAATTTATTCAAGTGTTATTCGCTCTTTTTTACTCGCAACTCGCTATGATGCGAAACCTACAAAGCGCTGTAGGGGCGGTGTTTACCTGTGTGGAATATTGATAGCGATCGCCCAAAGGATAGGCGATAAGAGTAGGACACACAGCCAATAGATTAGCTGTTGGTGTATGACGTAATCAGTTGGTGTCATTCTTTTATCTCCGAATGCGCGACGGGCATATATATCCCGTCGCAAAGGATTAGATAATCGTAGCTAATTACGCTAGGGAGCGCATCTACGATTATGGCGATCGCGCCTTGGTAGTGCACTTGTTGCGCTACTTTATACATCAGATTAACGCCCCGCAACCATGGCGCGCGCTAAACACAAACGCGTCGTCCCCAAACGTGTCGCGGGGTGCATAGGTGGACACAAAGTCATCGGCTTGTGCCGTCGCAAACCGTTCAGCGTGGCGCTGTTCCCAAGATCCTACTACTGGTAGCAACTCCTGATAAGCTTGCTCAGCTACGGCTGAGTCAATTGCGATGGCAGGGGGAAGTAGATCGCTGATAGCTTCGGCTGCTTCAGTGGCGATCGCTTCGTCAGAAGCTGCGTCAAGATCGCGCTGCTTGATTAGCGCATTAATGGCAGTTAACGCCGATGCGCTTTTGTTGCTAGTCCAGGAGACATGATTGCCTTCCAGATCGGTGATTTCGGCTAACTTGCGGTAGCCAAAACCGTTAACGAAAAATTGAAAACCATTCTTTTGTGCAAACTCGCTTACTTTTTGGCTAATCATTGTATACTCCTGATAGTTTTTTAATGTCTAGCGTGATCGCTTTGTGGAAAAGGACGGTCGCGCTTTTTTGTTGTAACTATGATTAGTATACATCATGTGAGTGTACTGTCAATCATTTTCTAAACATTTCTTTATAATGCAATAACCTAGATGGCTATTAGTGATTGATAATGGGTTAGAGATCGCTTGCATAATATTCTGCACGGTTCGTTTACCTAGGCTCAATTCGCCTCCGATCTCTTTTGCTGTATGCCATTCACCATCTTGGAGCAAGTCATAAATAATTATAGTTTGTTGCTCAGCTATGCCTAACAAACGATCAGGGGCGGAAAAGTTATTGCTTGCATACTCAAGAGCGAACCGAGTGTATCGGTCGCAAGAGTTTCTGTGTATGCCTTGCCGTGCAATTGGGTCAATCATTTTAGCTGTGATATGAATAATTCAATATCTACAAGTGTACATTATGGCAATGTATAATGTATAGCTGATTTAGTTTAGAGATGAAGTATGGATAATATAAATTTGCAACATAAACTAGAACAGCTTGAAGACAAGATTCTGGAATGCAATGAGGAAAGCGGCAATTATTACCAGATCCAAGAATTGCTAGAAGAAGCTCAAAACATTAAAGATGATCTTGAATCAACGCCTAAAACCTACAGTGAATTATTGCTAGAAATGCAGCCACAAGTCATCACTAATGATACTCAAAACGACGCAAAACCTTAATCTTGGTAGGGATTGAAAGGCATAAAATACCATTTTTTCAAAACGCTTGACAAAATAGTATTTAAGCGCTTTAATATTATTTATCAGGAACAACACACGAAAAAAATGACAACTCTAACAAAAACAACAACAACTAGCGAGTTTGCCACATTATGGGATAAGCAAATTCCCATAATTGAGAAGCACTGGGCAACCTCCGCAGGTTTTAGCACATACAAGAGCTACAACCTAGCGGAAGATCCAGTTACGTCATACTCGTATGACGTGGAAATCACGAAATCGGCTCCTGTGACTGTCTTTGTAGGTTTGAATGCAGAAGGAGTGATGTGTTCGGATTTTACCGAAGAATTGATGAAAAGCTGTGGGATCGTTGAGTATTTTCCCGAAGAAGTCAACGCTCTTGATAGCGAAGATTCTATTTGGGAACAGTTGGAGAAATCGTATTTTTATCAAAAAACGCGCAAAGATTTTGCCGAAAAAGCGAAGTCTTTGCAGAAAGAACTTCCAGAAGGGGATTGGGAGTTTAATGATTACTATTCCTTTAACAGACTCGACTTATGGAATGTAGTACTCAAGTATGAGTACTATCCTGCAGTAGAGCTTGATGAAGGATTTACGGTTCCCCCGACAGTAATTCAATTGGCTATCCGCAGAGGCGGTAGTCTTGATGGGTTTCTTTCTCTAACGACTGAAACAATAGCCTCAGCAATGAGTTGGGAGATCAAAGATCGGCAAGCAGAAGCCGATCGCAAGTACAACTCTGTTTTAGCCGCTTATACAGCGCGGGTTGCAGAAAGGAAAAAAGAGCGCCAAATCCGAGATTTACGCAAGGCAGGGAAACCAATCCCTAAGCACTTGCGCTAAAGCCCTGACTCCACGGGCATAAAACAAAAGGAGTCGTCTCTGCATCTGGCAGAGCGTGGCGGTATCACAGCCCGCCGCAATGCAAAACACTTTATCAGGAACAACACGCAAGAGGACAAAGTAATGTTACCAACCAAAAAGATTGTAGTTACAGACCAACCAATAGGGGGGGATGTCGATGTAAAGGATGTCTGTACCCCAAGTGGGTTGGCGTGGCATGGACACAAGCTAGTGTCCAATGAGGGAGCGACAACACAAAGCTCCGTTCTACAAATCAAAGGCGGGGATGTCGTTTGTGCGTACAGCCCCTCAAGCCCAGACGCTCGGTATTTCAGTATGGGGGCTGTAGATACAATCTACGTCAGACCCCATGCTGAAAAGAATATCGAAAAATACTTTGATGAGATGGGGAATCTCATCGTCGAGGACTATTCAGTCCTCAAAGCCGAATGGGTTCAAGGGTTAATCACATCCATCGAAAAGATGGGGAAATTTGACGGGAACTATCCTGTCTTTCCTATCTCGAAAGATGTAAACTTCATTTGCATCTACGAGACAGAAAAGACGTGGTGGGAAACACCCGAGGGGACGTGGTGCAAGAGAGGGAAAGCATACCTCCGCATAGAAGGAGTTTGCGGGGAACTCTTGAGGAAATTGGGGGAAGTTCCTTTTTCCCGTCACTACAACCCTTCGGAGGTTGTGGAGTTTCTTCAAGCTTTATAAACCGCGATCGCCCCGTAAGGGTGTATGAGCAGGGGATCGAATCCCTGCGATCGCATTCCACACATCTTTATCGCTGAGTGTGGCAGCAAAAAAATGAACGCAAAATAATGACTAACCCTATCACTCTCACGGAAACAGAAACCGCAACCTATACCCTAGTAGATATCAACATCGAAGGCGGTACTTGCGACCCCGCCGATCTCAAGTCTTTCCTCTGCCCTTTCTTTACCGTAAATGGCGCTAAAGGTGTAATTCTCAATGGTCGCGCCCCTATCTGGGTGTTCGGCACACTCATCCACCACTTCCATGCAACAGCATGGGTGGCGACAAACGATCCGCGACAAGGCGGTGCTGTTGTGGTTGAAAGCCATAAATCAGGTGTTGCGGTTGGTGACATCATCCCTTTGTCCTAGACCTACAGGAACGCCGCCCTGTAGGTAGACCACGAAGCGGCGATCGCTATGCTCAGTTGAATCTACGCTTGCCAGTAGAGGTAATTGAGAATCTAAAAGCGATCGCCCTATCTGAAGGATTTATTACTCAGGTAGGAAAACGCAAAGGTGAGCCAAATGTAAGCGGATGGCTTGCCGATAAATATCAACACATTGAGAAATAGCGATGAACACAATCGATCTGCATGAAGCTCTATGCACCAAGGCAAGAGCAATTATTATGCAAAAACGCCCTGACACGATCTACATTAATCAAGAATATATATCTCAAATGGCGAAGGTGATAGAAGAAGCCCTAAGCCTTATAGATATAAGCAAAATTATTCCCGAGAAGTTGGTAATCCTGATAAGCGCTTGCCTAGGACTTATGGCTGAGAAAGGGACTAGCGATACAGTCAAAGAAGTGATCAGAGACGCTTTTTTGAAATTAGAAAGTACAGGGCTAGAGCCAAACGAGTACGACAATTTTACAGAGGATGCCATATGAGTTATGAAGGTAAGGTAATTAAGTCTGTGTCTAATAATGTCAATAAATATTTTTTAGACTTATCAGATAGTTTGCTAATCGAGTTTACAGATGGCTCTACTATTTTTGTGAAGCCTAATGGCTTTAATACGATCCTAGTAGAAACCACTCTTTGATGATATATACTTATAAAAGCCTCTAGGCTTTTTTTGTGTTCCTGATAGCGCGATCATGTGGTAATTTGGTTGCGCTTTTTTTTGCACAAAAAAAAGTTAAATTGCAATATTAATAATCTTATTGAGGATTAAAAATGGCTACATCTTTTGCAATATTTGTGACCACAACATTATTGAGCTACTGGCTGATGCGTAGCTTTGTAATTTCAATGCAGGCTTACAAATACGAGCAGCTAAGAAAGAAACGCCAACAAATGACGCTAAATGAGCTAAGAGAAGATTTAAATCGACAGTACTATGGGCAGCTCATGCGCGAAATTTATTTTGGGATTGACGAACAGAAGAAATAAGTTATCATGATGTAAATCATGATGTATCTATCGGATATCTCATGATGTAAATCATGACAGGGACAAATGAGACCAGTAATTGAGCAAAGTATTGAGAAATGGGCGGATGTGCTAGAGATCCCTGAATCCACTTTAAATAGGTGGGTTTACGAAATGGGGCTAGCCGCGCCATTCGACAACGACAAGATCATTACTGCCATCTCCTATGGACGCGGCAAAGCAGAAAAAGCTAAAGGCGCATCCAAACATCTTGCACAACAAAACCTAGAAAAAATAGAGAGAGCATTGCAATGGCTATAGATCAAGCTGCTTACGAAGCAGGAAAAACAAAAAGGAAACCCAAAAACAAGCCACAACCAGAAACAATTAACGCCGACTTCTCACACGATTACCAAGCTGGACAATCATTGGCACATCGCAAGCTACAGGCTTTTAATCAAGGGTATCAGGATGAGATGAGCAGAATTCAGGACTTTCTGCATACGGAGTTTCTGACGACGACTAACACTTTTCAGATTGAAGTGACACATCAGCGATCGCTGCCAGCCGCAGAGACAAGAGAGATTCAAAACCAATCCTTTGTAGCTTTGCTATATGGTTCTGTGGAAGGAGAGTTAACCGATGTCCAGTAAGGATGACGCAATTGTTCTGGTAGAAGCTAAAGAGATTATGCAAGCCCTCCCAATTGAAGCTCACAGCGATCACCAACTCGCCTCCGCGATCGTTGTGAGCTTGCGACAGGGGCTAGATAAGCATGAAGTTCAGATCAAAGCTCTTGACTTGGCTCACAGACGACTAGAAGCTAAGGTTGACAAAGGCTTTCAACTTGCTAACCAAGAGATTCAATCAATTAAACAAAGGGCAGAAATTGAAGCTATTCATGCTCAATATACTCGCCAAACTGCCAATGAAGCAAGGCAAGAAGTCGCTCAGTTATGGCGATCGCTGTACGAAGTTCAGGCAGTTGCAAAAGTGGCTGATGTCAAGGCTGAAGGGGCAAAAGACATTGCCAAGTCCAGAACTCTTGATAGTTCTAATCCTTTGTATGGCATGGCATTTACTGCAATTTTGATTATTTTTATTTTGTCTTTCTTTACCAGAGTTGAGAGAGTCCCCACACTACATCCTGATCGTGCTGTTCCTGCCAATGCAAGAGGCTAATGTGTGGTTTTTGGCATATATATCAACGTGTTTGGCAGGGTTACTTGCCTCTATGCACGTTGATATTGCTAAGGTCAATATTCAAAACAATCCTGAACTTATTGAAATAAAGAGAGCAAAATAAATGCCAGCAAGTTTAGATGATCTTGCAAATCAAGTTACTGGTCAATCAACTCAATCTCGTCCCGTCGATCGCGGCATCAAGGGGACTCTGATAGATGATTATGCGATTGCGATCGTTATGAAAATCGCGACAATCTTGAGTATTTTGGTGTTTGGAAGCATTCTATATCTATTCCTAGAAAGGATGGTCGGAGCAAGAACACTTGCTCCAATTAGGGTCTGGATTCCTTTGATTGGATGGATGATTCTCGCCTATTTCTCTAAACCCTTCCTGCGATTTGGGTGGTGGGGACTACTCGCAACAGTATCTATCATTCCAACTACTAGCGGTTGGTTATGGCAGTTGTTTCAAGGCATGGTCGGAGCAAGATGACAAGTTTCTCTGTTCCGCGATCTCCATTAGAAGCAATGATGCAACTACATCCAGAAGTGAGGGACTGGTGGCAAACTCGGATCTCTGTTGCTCAGATGAAGGCTGGAATAGCTCCTGATCCTGCGGGATATTGGCAATCTTTACCTGAGTCTGAGCAGTGGAAAATAGTAGCTGAATTGCTAGAGCAAACGGTTAATTTTGACTTTAATAAACCTCCCAAGGCGAAAACAGTCGGGGAACCTAAGATGATTCAGCCACAAAAGACTATAACAGTGCCATCTGCTCCTACGATTGCAACTGCTCCATTTACTTCTACGGTTTCTACTAGGACAAATGAATCGGATAAGGTGAAGGAGATATTATTAACTTGGTCTAAAATCCGTTTCATTGGTAATGAGGGCAGTGGCAAAACTTCTAAAGCCCGTTGGTTGTGCCATCAGCGCATTGCATTAGGGCATGAAGTTTACTGGATTAATCCACACCTTAATGCTGACGATAAAGCTAAATTGGAAGCTTTAAACGTAGTAATTATTGGAGGAGGTCGCGACTATGCGGCGATCGCTCGATTCTGTTGCGAGATGGTTGTAAACGAAGATTCCGAACTTAATCAAGCTTATGAAAGATATGGTTCTGTGGCGGGGGCAAAATTCCCGCCTAGGACTTTTGTTTTTGATGAGTTGACCAATTACAAAGATCAAGAAGTTCTTAAAAGTCCTATCCAAACAGTAATGAAAGCTTCTATGCAAGAGTTTTCTAAAATCAATTGGAACTCTATCTACGTCACGCATAACGATACCTTATCGTGCATGGCAATGCCTGACGGTACTCGCAACTTGGTTGATTCGTCGGTGTTTGACCTTCGGCTAGAAGCAGATATACAAAAAGGTAATCGCGTTCCAAAAGCGATCGCGCAGTACCGTATGCCAAATAGCGATGATTGGCATACGGTAAAAATACCTGTAGATTGGCAATAACGACCTCGCGACTATGGGGACTCCTAAAATCGCTTTATTGCCTGATCTAAAATACATTGAAACTGTTACTATGTAAGGGTTTACACTTATTTTTGCCACAAGAGAAGATGGTTGTCAAAAGAGAAATAGTCAAGCAGAATATTGTCGTTCGAGTGAGAGGAAAACGCTTTTCTTGCAGGTGTGGATGCCATGTATTCCATGGGTTCGATGATGGATCTCTAGGGTATAATGCTTGTGGAACCGAGTATGAAGAACGCGAATAACGACGATCGCGCAAAAGATTTCAACAGAGGTGAATATGTATTTAAACCGAGTCCAATTGGCGGACTACACCTTTGAGGGACAGCAGATCCTCAAGAACGTAGATCTCAAGTTTGAGCAATGCTTTTCTCCGAGGATTTTCCCTCTAGGAGGAATGCAAGGTTGCGGCAAATCGACACTGCTTAAAATGATTTTCACGAAGCTAACCTATGGGGATTCGGCAAATTCACGGATCTCCAAGGCTATAGAGTTGGATGTAAGCGATCAACATATCGGCAATGTCTACCTATTAACAACATCGGTTGATGAGGGTTTGATTAGTATCTATGATTCCCCATTTTTCTCGACTTTTGATCAGATTAGGGATCGGTGTCGGTGGGTACAAGGAGAGAGTCGATCTATGCACAAGTACAGAGCCTTGTTGGAATCTATCTCAACCATCAAAGACTCGATCATCCTTATGGATAATCCTGATCAAGGGCTTCATGGTGATTGGCAATATTTTTTATCTAGAGATATCTCCGAACTAAAAACCAGTAATCAGTTTATTGTGGCTACCCATAGCTACAAATTCTGTGAAGCTTTGACTCCTAAGCACGTAAGGATTATTGATTGCGGGGTACTAGCAAGTGTCTAAGTACATCATCAATAAATCGAGTCGTTATACCTCCGAGCCTTATTCTGGCCCTACCTGCGCCGAAGCGGGGGTAGAAGAGGGAAAGATTTACGAAGAGTATGGTCATGCCATTCATGACGCAGCCAAATTAACTCGGTACAATCCAGTCGGCTTTATAGTTTTAGATCTGCAAAAAGTTTTAGAGGGAGAAGCTCGCCTAGATAGGGAAGATGCAATCCGCCAAGCTTAAATCTTTCCGCATTCATGCTGACACGATCGTCGCAGTAAGGGCTTTTAAACCAATTTCCTGATAAAAGAGAAAGACTAATGACAGAATTGACCTCCCTAGAACAATTAAACCTAGATGTTGCCAATATGAGCTTTGCAATTGAAAATTTAAAGGCTGCTCTAGATGCTTCTGAAAAGGCTGTATGTGATCGCGATCGCCAAATTACCGAATTAAACAGAGAGATTGAAACAATATCAAAGATTGCCGCTACCTTTGAAGAAATGCTGGCTAAGAGCGATCGCAAAATTGAAATTCTAGAAGACAATCTTGATCGCGCACGTTCTGAACATTTAGAGCAACTTCGGGCGGTTACCCAAATGCTTCAACCTTTGATTGGTCGCCCATGTAACTCTACTGAGGAGAAGGATGGCAAGACTTATGTTTACGTTAATTTCAGTAATGAGTTTACTCATAATGAGAAAAATTCAGCAATTAAGTTAATTCAGGAAGTTATCTATGCAAATATCAAGCGTCTTGATCCTATTGCAAGATATTTTGATCCTTGGTAGGGATTGAAAGATACTAAAATGCTTCAAC